TAGCATATGACTCATATCGTGTCTTAACGTTTGGACGAAGAAACTCTGTTAGATTAAATTCTGCGTACTGTCCTCTTGGAAGCAAGTCAGTAATTGCTTGTTGGATACGAACAATGTATTGCTGTAATCCATCTTCAAATAACTTTGTTCTATCTTCGTTACCGTTGACATAAGTCATACCCTGTCCTTCAATTCCCATACCAAGGTACATTGTAGGAACACCAAACATCATAGCAATCTGGCGTGTAATGTACTTCTGGTTTTCTAGGAATTGTGCTTGCTCAGGATTAAGTGCAATTGTTTCGTACTTAAGACCTGATGATAGGACAGCAATACTTCTTTCTTGTTGAGATTCAACAAAGGCTTGTTTATTTTGCTTTGCTACATCTGCAGAAAGAAATTCTGATGTTGATAGTGTACCTGTTGGTACTGCAGAAGTTTTAAACCAGTTATCTGCATAGTGATGCAAGTCTAATGCTGAACGCAATACTGATTTGTGACGCTGCAATGGTCCTTCTCCAAGTAATATTGTTGAACTTGGGTTCTGGAATAGTTTGATGTGCTTAACATCTGCTGCTGAATAATACTTTGAGTAGTATGTGTAGTAAATATTTCCATCGCCATCTACTGCTACCGTCACATCTGTAGGATGAAGGTTTGTAATATTTACAATGCCTCGTGCACCTCTTTGGATATGCCAGAACGCATTACCGTAAACAGCCATGTGCATTAATGTTGTGCCAAGCCACTCTGCTTGTGATATTTGGTTTTGAATATCTGGTGTTTCTAACCAAAGTGGTGTAGGCAATGGTGTGTTACCTCTGTAAACATTTACAGGTATCTGCATAATTGCAGTTTCTAATACTGATGTTGCTCTTGTGACTGCAACAAGGCTAAGGGCAGTAGTTGGCGTGATGCTAATTGACTCTCTTGCTGGTGCCATGTTTGCTGTTGCTCTTTGCTCAGGAACAAATGGCTGTACTGGTTGTACTTCATAACCAAGTCTGCCAAGTAATCTATCTTTAAATGCCATTTACTTCTCCTCAATGAACCATCTGCTGTGGTTTTATTTGTGTCTCCACAAACCAAACTGCTAATACTGTTGCTACTGCTGCGTCTATGTCAGTTCCGCTATCTTTACGGGCGATTCGCCATGATTCTCCGCTATTTTTACGCACTGCTCGCTGCATTTGTAAGGTAACTATCTCATCTCTTGGATGAAGTAACTCCTTTTTCATTATTCTACTGTATGTGTTGTTTGACGCAGATATCATGTCTTTGTTTGATGTTATTTGTACTCTAAATCCCTTTTGTTTTAGTGCAGCACCAAGATCATCTAGTACATTGCCATCCATAATAAATGTTTTGCCATACTTGGCTAACCTCATACAGGCTTCAATAATCTCGTCAATGTTTGTATTGCTAAAGGATGCAACAAGTTCTGTGGCTATCATTCCATCTTCTCTTAGTTCTGCAGTCACAATACTTACATATTCCCAACCAGATGTACGCTCAATAGCAAAGACTTCTGGGTTTGTAGGTCTGCCATCAGCACATTGAGACCAGCCACCAACAGGTATCCAAGCGTTCATGCTGGAGACAAACTGGTTTAAACGGTATCTCCTAGCGTCAGGCTCAGGCATTGTGGCTAGTTCATTCTTAACTGACTCCCAGTTTAGGATGCCAGATGCAAGTTGTGGGTTTGCCATGCGAACGGACTCTTCGTCGTTTATTGCACAGCCCTTTGGTGCTTCCCAACAGAAGAAACCAAACCTTTCTAAGTCTTCTTGGCCTTGGATAGCAGCCATTCCTCTTTCGTACAAATGTTTAAGCAGGTTTGATGTGTCGTCTCCTGCAGTTGTAATGCCAATGGTCAATCCGTCAGTACGAGTGGCAGAGCCAAGGGACATAGCAGTCCAAACATCTTCTTTTGCCACATGAAGTTCGTCAAAGATAACCATAGAAGGATGCAGTCCTTGTGCTGTTGCAACATTAGAACCGATAACCTTATAGATCCCTGTACCATCTTTGGTAAATAGTCCTCTATGTTCTGTGGACTTACTAAAGAAATGTGCTAACAATTCTGATGAATCTACCTGGTGTTTTAGGCGACGGTAGACAATTTTAGCCTGATCAGCAGATGCTGCCACAGATATTACTTCAGGTGCTGGCTCATGCAATAGCATCCCGTACAGGGCAAATAAGGCACCTAGCAGGCTCTTACCGTTCTTTCTAGGCATTGATATCACTACCTGCTTATAACGCAGCCTACCAGCCTTAGACGGGTCGTAGTAGTCATCTGGATAGCGTTCTAAAACATGGTGAATCAACCACTTCTGCCAGTCAGTTAATACTAATAACTCATCATGTTTTTCTGGCAATCGCCATAAGGCTTGAGATATATTAATGACCTTTTGTCCATCAGTTGTAAAGTCCTCAGATAATGGCTCAGTCCAATAGGTGGGCTTCCAGTCTAATGTAGTGTTAGCCGTTTGCAATAGCCTGTAACATCTCAGCAGGTGACATTTCTGTAGACTTGCGGTTATTGAGCAAACCAAGGTTTGACAATAGGCCAATAAGGATAGGAGCGTTTTGATGACGCTTATCTGGATGAGCATCTATGGTTTCTGCCAATAGCAATGCTTGCTTGGCTGCTGCTAAGTCTACTTCATCTAGCCAAGTAGCCTTAGATATGGATAGTCTTACGCTATCTGCCAAAGAGTGGCTTAGGTCTAGTGGTTCATTTACTGAAGATATATCTCTTAAGGCTCTAGGCCCTTGACTCATACCTGTTCTCATATTACTCCTTTTACTATTTATTGGTTTGATATTTTATGGATACTCTTACAGGGTGATGCGTGTTTAAATAAAAAAACCTCAAACCTTTTATTTACAAACCTCAAACCTTTTATTCACAAACCTTCAAACCTTTATATCCTCATATCGTCCAAACCATTCAAACCAAGATATAAGGTTTGTTATGCCAATAGGGATATTGTTTGTTCTTTTATATCCCGTGCTTTTTGCACGGTATTGACAAACCTTTATATCTGTGCTATGCGGATATGCTGTATATAGTGTATCACAATGTGAGATGGTTTGTCTCACTATTTGGACTAGGCTTTGTAAAGCCGTACTACTTAGTATATCCAAACCTTTATAGCCTACCAAACCTTTATAGCCTACCAAACCTTTATAGCCTACCAAACCTTTATAGCCTTTATAAGTGTTATAGCCTATCTTAATTCTTTGTAATTTAACAGTCATAGTGTTAGATTTAATACCTTCCCTGTTTTTATAGCCTATCATGCTCAGTATCTCTTATTCCAATACCTTAATCTTATTAGTGTCTTGTCTTGTCTACTACTATTACATTTAGTACATGCTGGTAATAGGTTGCTTACTTCGTTACCGCCGCCTTTTGACACAGGCAATATGTGATCTGCTGTATTTGCTACCCCATTGCAGTAATGACATGTCCACTGTGATGCCTCAAGTACAGTTTTACGATTACGCTTATACTCAGCCGTAGCATATGGGCTACCCATTATATTCTTCCATCAGTGCTTTCAACCCATCCGATGACTCTTGCCATAGAACAGCATCGTTCATATCCACATCCACATTTTTCACAGTAGTAGACGCTTTTGGAGCCCTCTGGAGGAGCCTGTTTGTTCTTTGCCATACTTCCTCATAATCTGCCCACTTAAAGGCTAATTGACCTATGTTAACTAAGTCTAAAAGATGAGCAGCACAGCACCAATCCCAATCATCGTGGTAGTAATAGGCTGATTGAGTACATCTATTACATACCCTGGGTCTTTGGGTAGTCTTGTATTTGCCAAGGTAATAAAATGGTGAGTTAGAGAAACCATACTTGGGATGTGCTGTCATATCCTATCTATTATAGCAGAAACAGCCTTATTGATGATTCCAATAGCCTTTTGGTTTGGCTCTTGTTCAAAGGTTAAACGAAATATGTCTACATAGCCTTTATATAGGCGTTCTTGTTTTACTTTATCATGTGCTTGTTTATCCCGTTTGTAATCCAAAGTATAATATTTCTTATCCCAAACCGACATTTGTAATTTAGGTCTGCCCTTTTTAATCATTTTTAGGCTTTCTTTTATTTTTGCTTACATTGCTTAATTGTGTGATTACTTCTAAATGCCCTGTATTTACACACTTAGGGTTATAACATGTGTGGTTTAAAACCATTCTATCGCCTTTACGCTCAGGACCATTACCATTTGGTAATGCATCCATGCCGTATTTTAAGGCCCAAGCAAAACGATGTACAAATACTGGATTTCTATTGTAATTGCCAGCCTCGTTTTTAATTGCTATACACATAAGGCCATAACCATTGTTGTTAACTACTTTGGTCCATACAATACAACCATTACTTAGTATTTCTGTATTTTTATTAAAAGTTCTTATAATCTTGTCTCTTGTTATACCGTAGCGTATTGACTTATCTTTACCTGTTATTATTTTATCTCTTTTCTCTTTGTTTATGTAGTACTATCCATCTTTTAGGCAAGCCCCCCCCTCCCCCCATTATATTTTATGGAAAGAAAGAGAAACTTACTAAAAGAATATCTTTCAGTGAAAGCCCCGACAACCTTTGTTAAGTATAACACAATTTTTATATCTTTGCAAGAACATCTGAAAGGCCTTACAGAAGAAAGAGATAACCCCTGTAAGGCCCTTTATCAATCACTAGGATGTGCTGATAGTATAAGTATAGCAAAGACCTTAAAAGGCTGTCAAATAGCCCTTAGAAGGCTGCTAAAGCCACTCTCTTCCAAGTATTGGTTGCTATAGCAATATAGATGTAATCTGCATCCCAGGCAATTTCCCCGACAGTACCAGCAGCGGCTGAAGTGGCTGGTGTCTTGGTTTTAATTTCTAAGTTACCATTAATCTTAACTCTGCCTGCTGTACCACCTGCAGCATCAAAGTCTCCAGCAATTAATGGAGTGCTTGTATTTGTGTTTGATATGTATAGTTTATTAGATCCAGTCTCATTAGTCCCTGCCTCATATCCAAGGAATACATTTGCTGAGCCATTAATATTGTTTCTTCCTGCCCGCCATCCAAGAGCAGTATTTCTTGCACCACTTGCAGTTGTTGCAACTAAGATCTGGAATCCTGAACCAGTTCCACCAATGCTTGCTGCAGGTGCTGTAAATATCATTGATGTATTTATAACTCCACCAGAACCTACTAATGTTACTGATGTAACTGATCCTCCAGAAACTACTATGTCTGCTGTTGGAAAAGTTACTCCAATAGCATTAGTTGATGAATTAAATGCAAGTGTAACTCCATTATATGTTCCATCAGTATACCCTGAACCACCAGTTATTGCTCCAAAAGTAGCAACACTTGATGTATTAAGTCTAAGAGAATCTCTACCTATAGCAGTTTGAAAACTACCTGAAACATTTGAGAATAAGTTTGATGTTCCAAAAGCAACATTTTGA